CACTTCAGTAAGAAGCTGTTGGAGTTCGCTGTAAGTAAGATGACAGTTAGACGTGCAGGTGCTGAATTCCCGCTTCAACCATATACCAAAGAATAGGTTGATAACATTATTAGAGTAAATAATATCAAGTTAGATAATAATCAACTATATGACTATGTATACGTAGCTAATATGTGTAAAGCAGATTTTCTTGGTTCGAGTATAACCAATGAAAGTCAATTAGCCAAGTATATTAAAGATGTTATAGACGATATCGATGGTTACGACGGAATAGTCTTCAATCGTTGGTACGCTGACATGTGTCGTAAGGGTATTGTTATCGACTGGGAAGAAATGATCTAATGATTACACAATATATTGAACTCGGGCACAACGGGTGGCATATTATAATATATTATGGTGTAAACAGTAATGCCGAACAAGATATAGAAGATATGCTCATAGAACTCGGGTGTCCCGAGCAAGATATAGATAAGGCATTACGAATATTGACTCGCCGGTTAAATACTGGCATGACATTTACAAACACACAACAAAAGACCAGTTTCGTTTGTATAAGTGATACTACATCTGCAGAACAGCTTGTGAACACTGTTGTTCATGAAGCTAAGCACGTATAGTCTCACATATGCGATTATTACGGAATTGAGGAACATGGAGAAACGGCAGCGTATATGATAGGCTATATAGTCTAGAGAATGTATAAACTGCTAAGATTAATAAGGAGATAAAGTATGGTTGATTTCAATAAGAAGGTATATAACGTTGATAAATTTAGGCAAGCAGCTATACACTTTCAAAAGTATGGTACATACACAACTGCTCCTAGAGGTACTACGGATTATATTAAATATTGGGACGAAGAAACAGATAGATGTATAAATGGATACGTAGCACCCGATGGAGATGCTATAACAGGTTATCATTATTTCTACTTAAATTATAGTCCCATTATGCTTCTTAGTGAAGTTGAATATACAGATAGATACGGCAATAAGCGTACACGAAGAGAACGTGTCTTAGATTTCCCTAAGTTCTGGGATTACGATTATTACTACTTTAATGCTATAGAGGAAGCTGAAAATCAAGGTAAACATATGGCGGTATTAAAATGTCGTCAACGTGGTTATAGCTTTAAAGGAGCTTCAATGCTAGTACGTAATTATGAGCTTATACCGGGATCTAAGAACTTTGCTGTAGCTTCGGAACAGAAGTTCTTAATAGGCGACGGTCTGTTAACTAAAGCATGGCAGATCATGGACTTCATAGATAAGAATACAGCTTGGTCTAAACAACGTCTTACATCGACTCGTATGGAACGTGTATCTGGTTTTAAGATAACCGACGAGTTTGGTAAACAGACAGAGCAAGGTTATTTATCTAGTATTACAGGTATTACTCTAAAGAATGACCCTGAACGTCTTCGTGGTACTCGTGGTAAGCTTGTACTATTTGAAGAGGGTGGTAAATTCCCTAACTTAGAAACAGCATGGCGTATTGAACAACCTGCTGTAGAAACTGACGATGGTGTAGCTTTCGGTCTTCTAATAGCATTTGGCACAGGCGGTACTGAAGGTGGTTCGTTTGATGGCCTTAAGAACTTATTCTACAATCCAAAGGCATTCAATGTCCTCAGCTTCCCTAATATATGGGACGATGGACAAGAGGATACTGAATGTGGATTCTTTGTTCCGTCGTGGAGCAACATGAGTGACGACTTCATGGATAAGGATGGTAATAGCTTTAAAGAACGTGCTGTAGAAGAACTTGTTAAGCAACGTAATACTATTCGTGAAGGTGGAGCTACGCAGCAGTCTATTGATAGATTTATCTCCGAACGTCCATTAAAACCTCAAGAAGCCGTACTTGAACTTGGTAAAAATATATTCCCCCGTAAACTACTTATGGATCAGCTTACTCGTATAAGGACTAATAAGAAGCTCTAGAACATGAAGCATATAGTTGATCTTGAGTGGGACGGCAACGGAGGAGTTAAGGCTACAGAAAAGAAGAGCGGTGATATAACAACGTATCATTTAAAACGTGATGATAAACCAGAAGGTAGTGTTGTAATATGGGAGTATCCGATAAACGACCCACCATTCGGATTGTATATTGGGGGATGCGACCCCTACGATCACGATGAGTCTTTTACAAACTCTTTGGGGTCTACGTTTATATTTAAGCGCGTAAAAGCTGGAGAAGCCTGGAACGATGTTATAGTGGCAGAGTATTCAGGAAGACCAGATACCGCAGAAGAGTATTATGAGAATGTACGTAAACTACTTACATTCTATAATGCGCGTCTATTGTTTGAGAATGAACGTAAAGGTATATATCCGTACTTCACGAATAAACACTGCGATTACCTCTTAGCTGATTAGCCAGATAAAATAATTACGGAAGTCTTTAAAGACAGTAGAGTGCAGCGCCGAAAAGGCTGCCATATGACAAAATAGATTAGGGCATATGGAGAGGGTCTAATACTAGAATGGTTATTAGAAGAATACGAACCAGGACACCCTAATGTAGAAAGAGTATACAGCGAACCTTTGATAGAAGAGCTTATAGAGAATGATGGTGTGAAAAACGTTGACCGTCTTATAGCCTTGTGTATGGTTATGATATATAGAGAGGAGCTATATCAAGTAAAGGTATCCGCTGCAAAAGAATAGAACAAACAGGTTGAACTCTTCGAGATGCCCCTGTTCAGCAATCAATACTGGGCTGCTGATAATGAGTACATAGAAGATGGTATACCTACATTTACATTTTAAATATGAATGAAAACGTATATAACACAAGTTTTCCACAACAAAAACTTCCTTTGAGCAAAAAGACCAAGAAGTGGCAAGAGGACTGTGTAAACTATATAATAGGTGAAGGTAATATTACATCTGGAGGAGAAAGTAATCATTACTACGGGGAGCTATAGACCTACTATGATCTTTATAATAGTATATTCAACGAAGCTGATTTTAAAAAGATCACAAACCCATTTAAAGTCAATGATGGTTTTCCTGCTACTCCTCAAGACTTTAATATAATTAGACCTAAAGTAGACCTTCTTATAGGCGAAGAGACAAAACGTCCTATGAACTTTAGAGTAGTTCGCACATCACAAGAAGCTACTTCAGAAATGCAGGAACACGAAAAAGAAATGCTGTTACAATACGTTGAGGCTGAAATTATGGGCAACATGGGTCCAGAAGAGCAGCAACAGTATCAGCAACAATTACAAAGCGGCGAGATAATGCCTCCTGAGTCTATAGCTAAGTATATGGATAAGGAGTATAAAGACATTATAGAGAATACCGCATACCATACTCTCACATACCTTAGAGAGAAACTTAATATAGACAATGAGTTTATTAAAGGTTGGAAAGATGCTCTTATAAGCGGTAGAGAGATATATTACGTAGGTGTACTTAATGCGGAACCATACATGGAGCGTATTAACCCTATGTACTTCTCTTACGACTAGAGCCCAGATCTAGAGTTCATTGAAGACGGTGCTTGGTGCTGCAGAAAGATGCGTATGCCAATTACAGAGATATACGATAGATACTTCGATAAACTTACAGAGAAGGATCTTAATAAACTCGAAGAACTGATCAATGCCGTACCTGCACGTAACTTAGGCGAGCATGATCCTGTAGATAGAGGTATTCAATTACGTTTCTATGATAACCCAGAGTTTGAAGGTGCTGCTAAACATTGTATAAATGTATGGCACGTGTGCTGGAAGTCATTCAAGAAGATATACTACGTAACTACACTGGACGAGCAAGGTGTACCTCAGGTTGACATTGTAAGTGAAAACTATCAACCAGTCGGCACAGAAATAGAAATGGAGACCGGATGGATAGTAGAAGTATGGGAAGGATACAGAGCTGGTAGTGATTTATACTTCGGTATACAACCTATTGAATACCAGCATGTAAGTATCGATAATCCTAACTCTCAGAAGCTTCCTTACTGTGGTGCTATATACAGTGCTACTAATAGTAAACCTAGATCTCTTGTAAGTATCCTTAAGCCTCTTCAGTATATGTACATCGTACTGTGGTATCGTTTAGAGCTTGCTATTGCTCGTGATAAAGGTAAGGTTGTAAACATGGATATTACACAGATTCCTAAGTCCATGAGTATTACTCCAGAGCGATGGATGCACTACCTGTCTAGCGTGGGCGTCAACTTCATTAACCCATATGAAGAGGGTTGGAACATCCCAGGACGTGAAGGTGGTAAGCCTGCACAATTCAATCAGATTACTGCGCTTGATCTTACAATGTCTAATGTCATTGCTGAATACATACAGCTGATGGATAAGATTGAGCAACTTGCTGGTACAATATCTGGTATTACAGAACAGCGTCAAGGTGCAGTGTCTGCTTCAGAACTTGTGGGTAATGTGGAGCGCAGTGTTGTACAATCTTCACATATTACAGAACCGTTATTCTGGGTACATAACTAGGTTAAACGTAGAGTGCTTAATATGCTCCTCAATACAGCTAAAGGTGCTTGGGAGGATACAGGTAAGCAGAAGTTACAATACGTGTTCGATAACGGTGAACGTGCATTCTTAGATATTACGCCTAAGTTCTACTACGAAGATATGGATGTATTTGTAAGTGATACATCTAAAGATCTCGAGAACATACAGAAGCTTCAACAGCTCATACAACCTGCTATGCAGAATGGTGCTTCCCTCTTAGAAGCAGCTGAGATTCTTACTAATGACAACTTTAATGTGCTTAAGCAGAAGCTTAAAGACATGCAGACTCGTCAAGAAGAGATGGCACAGCAACAGCAACAGGCTGAACAAGAACAAGCTCAGATGTTACAGCAAATGCAGAATGAAGCTAAGCAACAAGAACTCATGCTTCAGGAAGCTCAGATGGATCTGCAACGTTATCAGATCGATCAGGATAATGCTACTAAGATTGCTGTAGCAGAGATCTCTGCTTATCGTGGTACTGAGGAGAAGGATGCTAATATGAACAATATACCAGACCCGATGGAAATAGCTGATGCCGCATTGCAGCAACGTAAGATTGATCAGGATGCTTATACTAAACGGTATGAGCAACGTCAGAAGCGCGAGATAGAAGATCAGAAGATTAAGCTTGAACGCGATAAGATGGATCATGAGATGAAACTGCAGAAGTAGAAAGACGATGCTGCAATGGAACGCGAACGCCTGAAAGCGAGAACTGCGCGCGCCAATAAGGTCGCAGGTGAGCGATGACATACTCTGAAGAACAGGAATTACTTAAGCTTACTCGTGAGAATAATGAGATGCTTAAGACTATACTAAGATATGTACGCCACGATGATATAAACGATTTCTTTACTAATGTTGCTGCTAATATAATAGGCAATAGAATAGATGGAGGGAATATATATGGCAGATACTAAACAGTTCTTAGAAAGATTTAACCGGTGGAAGAATGGGGCTCCTATACAGGAGCTCTATAAAGCCGGTAGACCTGTAACGTTCGATGATGGTAAAGACGTAAATAAAGAGACTAAAGAAGATCCTGCTTTACGTGCTGCATTAGAATATGCACTGGCGTTAAAGTTGGATAAGTATGATGAAGGTAAAGATGTTGCTGGAAGTTATAACTTTAACGCTATACAGAAGGTGGCTTAGAATGCACCTTTATCTTACGGTTCGTATTATGATCTTACTGGAGATGTAAATATGGATAACAGGCTACCTAAATATAAGAAAGGTAAAGAATCCTATAAAGATGCTACGGATTTAATTACCCATTATGAAGGATTTAAGGACACTGTATATAAGAATCCAGGAGAAGAATTTTGGACAGGTGGATATGGTACTACTGCTAAAAAATGGACTAATAGATGGAATAAACTTGGCAAAATACCAAAAGCAGAAGCTCGTAAAGCTATGTCTGAACATCTTGTAGATACAGTTATACCACAGCTTCGTAAGAATATTCCTGGGTATGATAAAATGCCAGAATAGGCTAAGTGGGTATTACAAGATATTCTTTATAATGTTGGAGAAGGTAACCTATTTAGTAAGTCCCCTAATTTTATGAAAGCCATAAAGAAAGGAGACTGGGCTGGTGCAGCTGCACAAATGGACTGGGATAATAACAAGAAAGGTTATGAGACTGGTGCTAGAGAACGTAATGCAGAGAGACAACGAATATGGAATAGTGCGTGGGGTATAAATGCGAAACCTCAAATAACTAAAAAAGAAGCAATAGATCCTACTAAACAAGTATTTGTTCAAAAGTAGAGATATAATCCACCGCCTGCATATACAGAAGTGAATCCGTTACTGCCTAGCCAAGCTGTTTATAATCCAGACGTTCCGGCTAGTATAAATAAAGATGCTGGTACAGCTACTTGGCCCAGAAATACATTTATACCTGACATAATAGACGTATATAACTCAATGTGGGGAAACGGTTCTACTCCACTTCAAAAACCTTGGTAATATGGATAGCCCAGTAAGACAATATTAGAAACAAAAGGATTATAGACGACATAAGCTATTTAGGAAGATTAGACGTCGTCAAGCAGCAGAACGTCAGTAGGCTATTGATGAACCTATACGACAATTGAAGCGGAAGCTGAAGAGGTACGATGGAGGTAAAAATATACCGATGAACAGATCTATAGATGGAGTGAACCTTTGGAGAGATGATCAAACAGGTTAGTATTTCTATCAAGAAGGTAATGGTCCTAGAATAGACTTAACTCCGTTTAATACGCTCGGTTCTGATGATCCTACTACATGGTCGTTTTTAGATGCTGAAGGAAAAGAGTATAATCCAAGAAGACAATAGACTGGTACTACTATAAGTAAACTTACAGATGCTCAAAGAGTAGCAAATGAAGCTAGAGATGTATAGAATACCCGTACTTGGCGCAGTGATGTAGCAGATTAGTTACATAATTTTGGAGATGCATTACTGTGGTCAACTATGGCCATGAATCCAGAGGGAGAGGCATTAATGATGAAGGCTTCGGAGAATCTGGCTTCTTTTGGGAGGTTGGCTAAACCAATGTTCAATAAAGCTGCAGCGGCTATTGAGAATTATAGGTATCCATTGGGTAGACCTCAAGTTCCTGAAGGTTATATAACAATTAAACCACAAGTTAGAACAAGAATTGGAGATGTGGAAATAGATAATCCTGGACTTTACTATCACCAATCGGATGCTGGAAAAGCAAAGAATTTTGTTTCTACAGGTAGAATGCGCACGCCTCTTGAAGAATTCTGGCTTACCAAAGAAGAAGCTGGAGAAAAAATACCGCTTACTATTCGTAGTGGAGTCGAGCCAGGTTATCCACAAGATCCTGGAAGTGCTATGTTTGCTCAGGGTAGGCTGTGGTATGGTCTTACTCCTAATAAACCTGATTTATTAGTGACTGCAAGAGAAATGCCAGTAGCAAATAAAAACGCTTCTATTATGTCTAATAAGGCGTCTCTTAGAGCGTTAGAAGAACAAGGGGCTAGACGTGTCACAAATGACAATATTTACATTCAAGGTCCACACAACAGACAAAATACTGCAGCATATATTTGGGAACCTGAGTATGGCTACAGAAGAGTATTTGTAGAAGAGACTCCTACTGCTGAATGGCCTAGTAGAACATTTAATAAAGGCAAAGACTCCGGTATCCACATTAAACCAGAGAACCGTGGTAAATTCACAGCGTTAAAGAAACGTACAGGTAAATCAGCTTCATGGTTTAAAGCACACGGTACACCAGCATAGAAGAAGATGGCTATATTTGCTTTAAACGCAAGAAAATGGAAACATAAATAATTATGAAAGATAATATGAAATATACCGGTGCGGCTATGTTTGGTTGTTATAAACCAGATCCAAATGTTCCTGCCGAGGAGATTTCTGGAATAGACTTAAGAGATGTTCCAGAGGATATAGTAAACGATAAAGTACTTCCACTTGTAGGTGAATTGGCTAATATATTAGAACCATATCATACGTATGTATGGCTTACAATTGGACACGTTAAAGAAACAACAGAATAAACTGTAACAAATTAACTAACACATATTTATAAATATGGCAAGAAAGAAGAAGAATCCGCTAGATGACCTTACGTCAATGATGAGTGATCTTGGCTACGACAATAGTGAACAACACGAGAGTGTCGTAGATATGGATGAACTCACAGAAGGTTTTACTGGCGTTGAAGATCCAATCGAAGAAAATAATGAACCAGATCCTGGTAAACAGGAGACTGAGGAGAAAGAAGGGGAAAATAAAGATGAACACGATGATGACTCTAAGATCCCCGATGATGTATTAAATAGAATTAATAATCAATCTTCCGAAGAAGAGCTCGACGGAGAACAGGATACTGATGATGATAATACAAAAGTAGATCCTAACGAAGCACAGCAAATTGGTGCTTTCTTTGACGCCTTCGCTGAAGCACTTGACTGGGATGTAAAAGACGAAGATAGGCCTGACTCAATTGAAAGTCTTATTGACTACATTGGAGATGTTGTAGAGCAAAACTCTACTCCGCAGTATGCCGATCAACGAATTGCTGAACTTGACCAGTACGTCAAGAATGGAGGTAAGTTCGAAGACTTCTACAATAATCGTTCACAGGTAGAGTCTTATAAGAATCTCGATATGGAAGATGAAGCTAATCAGAAAGCAGTTGTTCGTGACTACATGAAAATGCAAGGTTATACAGACGAACAGATAAGTCGTAAAATTGAACGATATGAGGATGCTGACATGCTCGAAGATGAAGCAACAGATGCTGTTGTTTATCTTGAAAGAGTAAGAGAGCAACAGCTACAGCAGGCCCTCGCAGAACAGGAACAGGTTAGAATGGCCCAAGAGCAACAGGCTATGGAATTCATGAACAGTTTGAATACAAGCATTGCCAGCCTCGATAACATTAGGGGTATTTCTGTTCCAAAGGAGGATAGAAAAGCTTTGCTTGACTATATAACTAAGACTGATGCAAATGGCCTTACTCAGTATCAGAAAGACTTTAATCAAAACATGGTATCTAACCTCATTGAATCTGCTTACTTTACCATGAAGGGTGATGCTCTCCTTGGTTCAGCTACGCGCAATGGTCAGACATCTGCTGCAAGTAAGTTAAGAACAATGTTGCGACATCAAATGAAGAATCATAGTTCATTCAATGTCCAAGAAGAAAAAGCACCTCAGGCGTGGGAAATGGCGTCAAGATTCCTCGGCTGAGTAAATTAATCTAAAATAATATATGAATAATTCTTTTTTAAATAATCTTCAGCTGTACCGTGGACGTCGTTTCTCGGATCTGGTTGATGAAAACATGATTGCTAATGCAATGCTTACCCGTCCCCATGAGGTTGCAGGTCTGCTCTCTCTGGTGTTCGGTACTAAGGATGATGGTATTTCAACTGCCATTGACCTGATCACTGGCGGTATCGGCCGCACAATGGTTATTGATAATCGCGAATATGAGTGGAATGTGATGATCGACAGCGATCACGCTGTTAACATCCGTTGGGCTAAGTGGAATGGCCAGGAGATTACTCCCGCTGCTATTGAGGCTGGTCTGACTCCCGGTATCAATGGTACCCCCATCTACCTCGGTCTTGAGGAGCGCTGGTTCGGTCCTGGTGCTGTGCTCGCATTCGACAATGTGAACTTCCAGGTTCGCGTTAACGGTGTTCCCTATCAGGATGGTAGCACTTGGGTTTATGAAGTATATGTTGCAGATGGTCACGCTGGTTCGTACATCCCCGCAGAGTATATGATGCCCGGCCGTCAGGTTGGTCGTATCGGTTCTGCTTACGAGGAGTACAGTGATGAGGCAGATATCATCAACTATCAGACTCCGTTTAAGATGCGTAACAGCCTTACAACGCTGCGTCTGACTTATGATATCACCGGTGACGCTTATAGCACCGTCCTTGCTATTCAGCTGACTGATCCCGCTACGGGTAAGAAGAGCTATCTGTGGGCTGACTATCAGTACTGGAAGGCTCTCCGTGAGTGGAAGAAGCGTGAGGAAAGCTTCCTGCTGTTCTCGCACAGCAACCGTAATGCAGATGGTACTTATAGCCTGAAGGGCACGAACGGTCGTCCTGTACCCATCAGTGCTGGTCTGTTTGAGCAGATTGCTCCCGCCAACGTTCGTTACTACACCACTCTTACTACTGAGCTGCTCGAGGATTACCTCTTCGATCTGAGCTACAACATCCTCGGTACTAACGAGCGTAAGTTTGTTGCTCTGACTGGTGAGATGGGTATCCGTGAGTTCGACCGTATCCTTAAGGAGAAGGCTGCTAGCTTCCAGGTTATTGACACCAAGTTCATCACTGGTAGCGGTCAGGAGCTTACTCTCGGTGGTCAGTTCACTACGTATAAGATGGTAAATGGTATTGAGCTCTCCGTTAAGCGTTGCGCTCTGTTTGATAACATGGAAATGTTCCGTACACTCCATCCGGTTTCTGGTAAGCCGCTGATGTCGTATACCTTCCTGTTCGTTGATCTTGGTCAGCGTGATGGTCAGGCTAACGTCGTTAAGGTTTGCCGTAAGGGTCGTGAGTTCGTTCAGTGGTGCACTGGTGGTTCTGTAATCCCCAGCGGTTACGGCAACAGCATTACCACGCTGCGTTCTAACAGCCGCGATGGTTATCAGGTTCACTTCCTTGGTGAGGAAGGTATTATGCTTCGCAACCCGCTGTCTTGTGGTATTCTGTACTGCGATGCAGAGGATAGCGAGACGATGAGCCTCTAATATTAACTTAGCTTTCATGGGGTCTTCGGACCCCTCAAGCTATAATTTTTTATAGAAATGATTGTAGAATTAAAGATTAAGAAGTCCAATCCTTGGGCCGGTTTGATTAAGTATAAAGGATGTAGCGATTACATTGCTCCTTACTTCACTCGGTCTGGGTCGATCTACACAGGTCTTACACCTGAGGACGAGAAGAAATATGAGAAGGCGCTTGGCTACGCCGAAGGTACACTCGCAAAGGAAAGTGATTTTTGGAAGACTTTCTGTGTGAAGGTTGGTTCAAATAGCCTGTTTTTAGATGATTCATATCCACGCCAAGAGATGCTTATTAAGTTCCTTTCTGGCCATAAGCGTGTTGCTACATCACTCGATAAGTTTACTGCAGGTAAAGATTATCTCCTGATCAACCGCGAGGCTGAAGCTATTGAACGTAATAAGATTAATAAGCAGCGCAGGGATGCCATCAAAGCGTTTGATAAACTTACGCTTGATGAAATGCGCAAGTGTTTGCGTTTGTTTGGCGTAAAAAGCGACAACCTTTCCAATGAACTCGTAGAGTCTACTTTGTTCAACCTTGTTGACAAGCAGCCTAAGAAGTTCTTCGACAAATGGGTCAATAACAATAAGAAAGAAACTGAGTTCCTTATTGAGGAAGCTATAGCTAAAGGTATCATCCGTAAGGATCGTACTCAATACTATTACGGCAGCGAAATGCTCGCAGATACTCTCGACGATTGCATTGCATACCTCGATGCTAAGAAGAATCAGGATCTCAAGCTTTCTATTATCAATTAGGTAGAGAATAAGTAATAAAACATGACGACGTATGACGCATAGTAATATTAAAGAAAAGTTTTTGATTGAGTATGACAAAGCTAGTATTGCTTCGTCATATCCGTCGCTTACAGACTATGAAATTGCTACAGTACTTGACAAAGCGTACCTGGCCTTAATAGCACAAAAATTAACAGGCAATAACCCACGAGGAGTACAATTTGAAGGAGATACTAAAGCAATTGAAGATATCCGACCATTGATAACTCGAATAACGATTCTTCCGTCGGATGTAGATAAAGAAGCTTCCAATGAATATGTGTATGATTTACCTGAAAATTTTATGTACTATCTTCAATCTAAAGCTAACTTAGCATATAAACCTACCGCTATAGATGAGAAGATACATTCTTTAGTAGAAGTAAATCTGGTTACTCATGAACTCGCATCAAAATTCATGTGTACTACACACAACTTCCCTTGGGTTGAAATTCCAGTATGTTGCTTAGAAGATAACATACTTAGAATGTTCATAGACCCAATGAGAGTAGATGATAATAAAAAGCCTTCTTTAAATCTCATGTACATCCGTAAACCGAATAAATTCTGTGGAGAGTATTCCTCTTCTAATGAATTCTTATGGGATGATACAGAGTTTGAGTTATCTGATACAATGGCAGAAGAGTTAGTTAACTTAGCTGTATTAATGTCTACTAAGATTGTCGAATCTACTAGACTTACAGCCGAAATATAGACAAGACCACTTGAATCATGACTGTAGAACAAACACGGAAAATGGGTATTGAATTCGAGCGCAGACTCCACGAGATATACCCAGAATTTAGGAATAATGAAAAGCTCGACACTGATACGATATATTCGTTTCTCAGTGAATATTAGACAAAATACGTGGAGGATTTGTATCTGGCAGATGGTCAAGTTGAAAATGATTCTAGAGCATCTGTTAAGATAAACGATATCACAAAGACTTTAACACGCACGGTAACGATTCCACGTCTTTACGACAATGAAGATACTTTCGACGCAAGATATGGCGTTCGGTTTGAATTGCCGACAGATTACTTTTCTTACATAAGTAGCACCAGTGTTATTAGTAAGAATTACAAACAGAATGACCATACAGTAAGTCTTACATACACTCCCAATAAAACCGTCAAATGGGATGATGCAAGCAGCGTAGCCGAAAGATACTACAACAAAGGAATATTACGTAACCCATTAGTTATAATGGAATCTAAAGCCAAACAACCTTATATAGAAGTGATATGTGATTCGTATACCAAAATAGATGCTCTAAAATTAACTTATCTGATGGCTCCGCACGCGTTCAACGTGTTGAACTATAACGATGACGATGACTCACCTGGGGCAGTACATAGTAATTGCGAACTGCCTTATATGTGTTTCAACGATCTAGTTAAAGGAGCTGTAGACATGTATATAGCAGAGTACAAGTTTAAATTAGCCACGAATAACAATAATAACCGCAGGAATAACAGAAGGGAGGAACAGCGATGAAATACATTAAAATAATCGAAGCGTTTGAATATGAAATTGCCAAGCTAGATGACGCTGTTAATAAACCATCCACTGATGATTCCCTGTTTTGGCTCAACCAAGCAGTAGGTAAATTTGTTAAAGAGCGGTTTAATGGAGACTTTGTTCATAAAACATCATACGAGCAAAATGAAAAGCGTAGAACTGACCTTATCAAATTGTTCTGTTCTAAAAAGTATGATAGAACTAACATGGTTCATATCAAGAAGCAACCGAGCTATGACCAGTACATAATTAAGTATCCTGAAGATTTCTTGTTTTCACTCAATGAAGATGTAATCATTTCAGACTTAGAAGGTGAACATAAAATGGACACTTGCATGTTTGAATGTACACAGGATAGTTTCATGTACAGAATTACAAATAGTTTGACAGATTTCCATTATCGTTATCATAGAGCACGCCCGTTGAGAATACGCAATGTGGATGGATGCGAATTGTTAACTGATAAGAAATATAAGATACATGAGTATACACTTGGGTATCTTAGAAAACCAAACGAAATAACTCTTGAAAATCCATTTGATGAGTACGAGGATTTTGAAGATATTATACTTTCTGAAATAATTAAAATAGCCGCTCAGATGTACTTAGAGAATTAGAAAGACGAACGGTATAAAACGATTACTACAGAAGTAAGTACTCAAGAATAATAACAATTTAAACGTGGAAACCCCAGCCGGTTGGGTCCGGACTAATGCCCAGTAGAATGGACATTAACGTATAGGGGGAGTAGAATAAATTAATATAAATATATGATTACATACGTAAATACTGTGCTCGTTTCTAATAAGAACGGCGCTACGCTTGCTACTGCAGCTGATCTGACTGGTAAGCCTTCGAAGGCTGATCTTCAGAGTGTTGTTGGTAAGTTCGTTTTCATGAACTGCGATCCCGCCAAGCAGGATGGTTCTAAGATTAGTGATATTTATGCTTTCGATGCAGATTGTGACACGTTCCGTCTTGGTGTTGTTACCAACGACTACTACACTCGTTTCGATAAGACAGCTGGTGCAGAGGTGTTCATTCCCGTCGTGAAGTGGTCTAACGAGATTAAGACTGCTGACATTAAGTCGATGTCTGTTCTCACGTATAAGGATGACACTGAGGATGTTATTAAGGTTGACTTCTCTAACCTCGATAACAATCTGTCTACTCGTATTGCTCAGGGTGGTATTCCCGTCGTTCTTCGTCTGACCTTTAAGGATATGCCTACTCGCTTCCGTAATTGGACTGAGAGCTATGACTATATTACGAAGTTTGGCGACACCGGTACTTAGATCGCAGAAGGTCTTGCTGAGACTATTTCTCTGCAGAAGAAGCGCGCTCGCGTTTGGGCTTCCGCTTCTAATGGCGTTCTTACGCTGACTGCTATGGAGTATGACGATGACAATTCTAACGACAGCGAGAACTTTGCAGGTAAGGTTCGTTTCAACGCTAACTGCTGGTACAGCGATCCTACGGCTCCTGGTTTTGCTTCTAGCAACAAGTATGCCATTGGTACTGTAACTAAGGAGGTTGGTGTTCAGTATCCTGCTTCTGCTAAGAATGTTCGTGACCACGAGCGTACTGCTCAGGGTTATCAGGGCATCCTGCATCGTTGCAATTGGTACGATCCAAAACCCGCTATGGTCGCTAATATCGACTATAAGTACAACGGTATCACTCTCGAGTTTGAGAACATGTATCGTGCTGCCGATGACATCTTCCGTAAGACGAAGCAAACTGTTGAGATCTATGCTTCTAACAATGGTGAAGCCCAGAGCCTTACTACTCTTGCTAACAACCTTAAGAGTATGATTGACGTTCGTCAGAAGCCAGTTGTCTCCATTGACAACAGCGCTGCTTACGATTCAGAAAACTTCGCACACGCGTAAATTTAATAAACTAAAGTCGGGGTAGGGGAGTCTCCCTGCTCCGGCTTTATTATTTTATAACAATTATGGATATAAGAATAGGAAACGATATTAAACTTAATGTAACTCTTCAGGGCCAAGGTGACCTCGATGAAAAGAATATAAAGCTTATAGAGGCATACTTGACTAATACTGCAATGGAAGAGTTTTTAGATCCTTCTGCTCCTTTTGCGCCAGTTGGATGTTGCGATCATATATGTGGAATGAGAGGATATCATTTCCCCGTATTCAATTCAGGATGCCCCAGCTGCTGTGGTTATCACGGATGGCCTCACCACTATTATTGGCATAACTGGATACGTCCATTCAGATTTGACAACGGAGTACTTGTTCCGAACTACGGTCATATGTTCTGCCGTCATCACTGTCATTTCCCTAAAGCAGGCCATAACTATAGTTTCTTAGCTCCTCATAAACTTACAGGTGAAGCTAACAAAATACAGGTATACTTTCCTGCACAGAAACAAGTTGCAGAGGGTGATTATACTCTTACGATTGTAGTACATGCTTATGAATACGGATGGGGTAGAAAAGATCTTCGTACATACACAATGGATTACGGTAAAGTATTTAGACTTACGGATGACGAAAACGCTCTGAGTGGTAACGTAGAGATAGACGTGTATGCATCTGGAGAATCTCAGCCAAGCGGTGGTTCTACTAAAGTTATACCCGGTTATATTGGTGTTGTGAATGTTACTCCAAACGGATACGATTATACAGATCAATCCTTTGAGTCTTCTACTGGTTCTAATATGCCTAAGGGTGCTGCTAACGTAGATCTTACCAAGCTTACTCAATATGAGAACGTAGTCGGTAGTAATACAGTATATACTAATGACTCTTCGTTCTTGTGGATTGTGACAGATAGTCCCATTAAGTCAGCATCTGCTGGTACATTTGATATTCCTCTTTCTGAAGCTGAGCAATATAATAATAAGTATTATTACGCTTGTCTTAATCCGCTTGCAAAGAATAAGTCATTCAAATTAACAATAGGAGGTTAATATGGTTAAAGATTTTACAAAAGAAGATATACCTGTACTCGGTAGACTTGTAAGTATTTCTGACGACAATACTGTTGCTAATGCGGAGCAGATATGGGATGCTAAGAATAATCAGAGTATACAAGATACTGTAAATGATTTTGACAATAGAATCACTTCTATAGAAGGTGGTTCGTCATTAACTCAAGAGCAAAAGAATATTCTTAGGTTTATACAGGAATATTCAACTATATACCAGTATGCAGAACCGGATAGTTACGATGATGCTTTCGATGTAAATAATTTATGGCTAAGATACGATAACGCCAATTTAGAATATAAAAATAGTAGTATTGATATTAGCGGCGATTCCTGTTTATCAATATGGAGTAGATTTAATAGTAATTACGGTAATACTAGCGCATTATATATAAACGTAAGCAAAGCTTCCGATGTAACGGCACAAAAATGGGCTATATAGGTAACTGGTGGCGATTGTAAGTTCAAAGATGATCTGATGGTAGAAGGTACAATACGTAGTATAGAAGGATTTGAAACGCAAGAAGGATCTGTAACTGCGTGGGATGGTATATTTGAAAATTCTATCATAAGTCAAGGTGGTGTACTAGATAGACTATCTGTAGGTGGAAATAGTGTTCCTAGTGGAGATGCAATTTTTACGGTAGAAGGTTTGGCATATTTTGAAGACGGCTTTCATAGTGAAGGAGATTGTTTGTTCGGTACAAATGTAACAGTAGGCGGCAATGCTACGTTTTAGAGTGACATAATATTGAATGGTAGCATGCAAGTGCAGCCAGATCAGTTTTTTATAAACGATACGACGTTGGATGATTATATTGCAGAAAAAGGTATATGCGTTTTGGAATATGACCAAGAAATAGACGAAGACACTCTTCGTAAAATTTCTTCTGGATAGACTACTGTATTACGATACTTAGTAAATACCCATGGTGCCAGCAGAGTATACTATTATCCAGAAGTCATGCGGGTATCGTCCGTATCAAACCTAAGAATTGAATGGGCACGACCAATTGAAATAAATTCAAACACTAGTTGTAATTATTATTCATATATCCTGTAGATAACATTTAACGGGCAAACTAATAATATAAGTTGGAGTAATAACTCCAGCAGCATAGATTTTTTGACTATGCTGGAAGGTAAACAAAATACTTTAAGTGCAGGAAGTGGTATATCTATAGATTCCAATAATGTAATATCGTGCACTGTTTCCGGAGGAGGATCAACGGAAGGAGTAATAGATCCGTATTATGTACATACCGATAACAATTATACTACAGCAGAAAAGAATAAACTTGCGGGTATACCAGCTGATGCGGAAGCAAACATACAATCCAATTGGAATGAGACAGATACTTCATCTGACGCATATATTCTTAACAAGCCTACTGCCCTTAGCGCATTTACAAACGATATGCAGTTTGTTACAATGAGTGATATATCTACAGCAGGTGCTATAACAGCAACAGATATTGCTTATTGGAATGCAAAGGCAGACGCAGCTACTACTTTATCTGGATATAATATTCCGTTTGACGAAAGATTCTTCTGGGAAAGTCCTCAATTTGGATTTACTTTTACAGATCAATATACAATTGATCATCCAGTGAAGATGACTCAAGCAGAGGGTGCTACAGAATGGTCTACCGCTGGCGACAATAAAGTTCCTACTGTTGGTGCAGTATATAATAAGTTCTTGGCTAAAGATGACTCTACGGTTGTAAAAACGGTTGGAGATCAAACTATAGACGGAAATAAGACCTTTAATAAAAGGTTGAACGTTTTAAATTTACGTTCTACTGAAAGTAATACTCAATCGTCGAATAAGTTCTTTGCTACCGACGGAACAATAGGTACATTTAAAACAATAAATAATGAACCTATTACTGGTGCAGGAAATATAAATATTGCATATTCTAACTTCACGTCTCCTAGTAATAATGCGGCCGGCGTTGCTGGACTTGTTCCTGCTCCTGCTGCAGGCACTCAAGATTATATACTTAGTGCTACTGGATGGAAAAACATGCAAACGATAGTAGATGCGGTAGCGGCTCAAATTCAATCTGGAGAAACGTGGATACTTAGTAATATATCTATCAGAGATTATATTTATCAAGATTATGATTATGCAATGTGCGTAACAAACACAAAGGATAATAAGAAGTATTTGATTACATCGGATGGTGATCAGAGAGGTTATCCTATTTGCGGTAAATTAAGTCAATACGGAGTAACTTGGACACAAGACGGTCCGACTAAAAAAGACGAATATACTAGCAATTATTATCCAGAGGATATGGTAACGGATTTTAATCTCGATGGTATTCTTAGTTATGATGCATTTAGTTATTTGATTACAGGATGAATATATTAGTAAAAAGAGTAGCTAAACGCGCCTCATATACGATAGGTAAGATGTATATAAATGGTGTGTATTTTTGTGATACATGCGAAGATACAGACCGTGGGTTAACTCAATATATGTCTTTAGCTGAGATTAAACGTAAGAAGATATATTCACGCACAGCTATACCTACTGGTACATATAATGTTACAATGAACGTTGTATCACCAAGATTTAGTAAGCGTGATTTTTATAAGAAGAACTGCGACGGAGGTAGAGTACCTCGGTTGTTAAATGTGCCGGGATTTGATGGTGTTCTTATTCATGTAGGAAACTCCGCCGCTGACAGTAACGGATGTCTACTTGTTGGTAAGAACTCTCAAGTTGGCAAAGTACTTAATAGTACCAATACCTTTCTTGCACTTTATAAAAAGCTCAAAGAAGCTAATTTAAAGGGAGAGAAGATAACAATTACAATACAATAAGACATGGAATTTTGTAGCTCTATTGGTAGTTTTGTATAGCATATTGGTAATACAATCAATGCTATCACCTAGGGTAGCGCATGGTCTTCTATGATGATAGGAGCTGGCGCTGTACTTACAGCCTACATAACACCGATAGTTGGATTACTTGTAACATGTTTCGCCCTCACTGCTGCAGATATGATCTACGGCATTGCGGTGGCTAGGAAACAGCATTAGAAAATCACTAGCGATAAAAATTGGCATGGTACATTAGGTAAACTATTTCACGAAATGATGCTGATAGGTTTAGCTCGTCTTATAGAATTTACAATTATAGATGCCACTGGAGTATTTGTACTTACTGGCGGTATAACTGTTATTATATCTCTTACGGAGTTATGGTCGATTATAGAGAACCTTAATACTCTATATCCCAAAGGTCCTTGGAAGATACTTAAGGCATTCTTAAAGAAGAAGGGCGAAGACTATACAGGAATTGAATTAGACGATTTAGAAAATGAAAATAGTAACGATACTAAGGTGGCTGATAAGTCACGGAAATATCGCCGCTAAGGCTATTTTAAGCCTCTCTGCCGGGTTTTTATTACTTTGGGGTATAAGTACCTATAAAGAGAATAAAAGTCTCTCAGAACGCTTAGAATTAGCTCAAAACAACATTGAGGCCTATTAGGGTGCCCTAAACGGCTCCTAGTAGGCCTTTAATGTTCTTAAGCTGGATATGGATAAGCTTTCAGAATAGAACGATTCATTACTTAATAAGCTTGATGAAGTACGTAAAGAAAAGAAGATCAAATCCAGCGAGTTGAACACTGCGGCAACCCAAACACAAACTCTTGACGTTATAAAGAGTAAGGGGGTAAGGGGGGATATTATAACTATACTTAAAGATACTATATATACAGATACTTTACAATATAATGACTTAACTAAAGTATATTACAGCATAGGTACAGACAGCGTAAGTATAGCATTAGATGTAAAGAATACCCAATACCTTTATATATACAAAAAGAAACAGTATAAGAATAAGAAAAACTTTATAAAGCGATTACTCACATTCGACTGGAAGAAGGAAACAAAATATAAGTATGAGATTGTAAATACAAACGATCTCTTAAATACAGAGGATGTAAGAATCGTAGAATCAATAAGTAAATAATATGAATGTGTTTTCACTTCGTACTTTAATCGACGATATACTGTTGATAGTACGTAATAACAATATAAGTGAAAGCGAAGACTTATCAAGGGATTAGATTCGTGCTTGGGTAATTGCCTATAAAGCATATTTAACTAAGAAGCAGCACGATAAAGATAAAGATAATGAAGGGGATACTCCAGAAGATGATAGTCTATCTTCTACTATAGGACCCCTTAAGTTAGTTCAAGATAATCCTTCAGATGAGTGCTGCTCTCACGTTTTAAGAACCAAAGATAAACTCCCACAACTTATGGGGGATAGCGGATCAGACATTATAAGCGTCACTCTTGCAAATGGTTGTGTTATATAGCTTATGAGTCAAGGACGCAGACATTATCATTACTACCGCAGATACACACACCATGAACCTGCATATTGGTTTGACGATGGATATGTGTACATAGAAGGAGGAGATCCAGAAGAGCTCAAATACATATATGTATGCGGTAACTTTGCGGATGGCGATGATGAAAATGGTGACGAGGATGATGTAATAATCCCCGGATGGATGATCCCAGATATCAAGAAAGCTATTATGGATAATGAGCTCAGCTTTATGCTCAAACGTCCGAGCGATGATAGTAATAACTCAACGTTAGCTAGCGTTAAACCACATGGACCTCAAGACCAGGAGCAATAAGAAATCATATACAATATACGATATGTATCGTTCTTATTGTAAAGAAACTGGCGTAGAGGTGCCATATTTTCGTTTTAAGCGCATTTTAGATAAGTTTAATAAAACTATACTAGAATCTATATTGGAACGCTCAGAGAGCTTTAAAATGCCTCTAGGACTAGGTACAATATGTATAGTCAAGTACAAACCTAAGTCATACACACCTAAGAGTTTGTCATAGGACTATAAGTCTAGTAAAGAAGAAGGTAAACGTATCTATCATTTGAATGAACACTCTAATGGTTATAAATATAGATTATACTGGTCTAAGACACCATAGACATTCCCTGATAGATATAAATACCAAATGTAGCTTTTAAGAGAGAATAAAAGACATCTAGCGCAGCTAATATTTAATAAGAAAGATTATATAAACATAGATGATATACAAATATACAAAATGTGAGTCTGTCATTGCTAAGATAATGGCTGACGCCAACTTGTCTGATAAGAATCTGCGCGTCACCGATATACGCGAATGGATCTTTGAAGCAGTTGAGAAGATAGGCGCTCCTATGTAGTATATAGAGCGAGAGTCCGGTAGAGACGGATGTCCTATCTTAGAAATATGCGAAGGGCAAGTCCCTATTCCAGACGACTTAGAATCGTTGATGGGTGTAGCATATAGTCCTACTCCACATGGCGTATGGGTACCTGTACGCAAGAATGAAGCATAGTTTAAGTCGCTTCATGGACACCATCATCCTTGGGAACCGTTTACAGTAGGTCCTACGCACGATTCAGAGAACTATGCTACAGACCAACCCGAGTTCGTAGAATTCGATCCTCCCACGGGAGATATGCATATACACAGACCAGAACAACCAATGAAGTATAAAGTGCCTACGACAAGATCTTGGGCCTATAACGAATTCAACAGGTCTCATAAGTTAGACAAGATGTTGAATAGTATTATAGGTGAAGAGCCAACTTACTTCATTAAACCAGGCTGGATTGTAATCAATAAACCTTCTGGATTTATTAAATTGTCATATAAATCAATTGCTACTGACGAAAGAGGATATCCTCTTATCCCAGACTTAGCTTCGTATCAAGAAGCAATATATTGGTATGTAATGACAAAACTTAACTTCCCTAAGTTCTTAAATGGAACACTTGGTGGTAGAAGTAAATACAACTTCAATACTTATGCGTATTTACAACAGCAGTGGAACTTCTATCGTAATCAAGCTTATGCTGAGGCCATGATGCCAAACGATGGTGAGATGCGAAGTATCAAGAATGAATGGAATAAGTTACTCCCAGATTGGGATGCAGACGATAGATTCTTTAGAAGTAGTGGTAAACGACAAATAAACTATAACGATTATTATTATGGCTACTAATGACAACACTCAAGTGAATTCCTTTGTAAAAGGAATGAACTCAGACGTCTCATATTCTATGTTATAGGACGGACAATATACGTTCGCTAAGAATATAAGAATCACACAGATGAATAAAATCGGCGATGGTTTACTTACCAACGGCCAAGGGGATATAAGACCGATAGAAGGAGTAGAAGTTCATGGTACCACTATAACCCCTAAATCGATATTAGCAACAGGTAGTATAAGGGATATTGGTGTAATTGTTTATGTAGACAGTAAAGACAATACTTGGAAGGTAGGAGTGTTTAAGAATGGTTCTCCTGAAGATATATCTGTTATATTTCAATCTGAAGAAGAAGCTTAGGTTGAAAAGTTTAGTATAGTCCTTCACCACGAAATAGAAGACTTAGACAAGTTATACATAGCAGATGGAGTAAACCCAATCAAGCTTATATTAATAAAGTAGGTAGATGGTAATTTCGTAGATGTAACTAAAGAAGAAGTAGAGTCATATCCAAAAATGCTGCTTAATCCTCCTCACTTTAGCGGTCTTGTAGAAGGCCAACTAAAGGCAGGTATGGTACAGTATGCGTATCGCTTATATAAGAAATACAGTATATCTACAGATGTATCACCTACTACTAATCTTATCCCAATCGTAAACCACAAAACATTGCGTGGATACAATCAAGGTCATACTACGAATAGTGGTGTAGAGCTGTTCATAGAAATGAATAAAAAATATGATTTCTTAGATCGTATACAGATATTCAGAGTACACTACGAAGAGAACGGTCAACTTCCCATTATATCTATAATATATGATGACGCAGTATCTAAATTAATATTTCCAGATTCAACGCTCAACAAACAAACTGATCTCGAGGGCAGAGTATATTATATTACGTTTATAGATAATGGCAGAGTCGAACTTGGGCAAATAAGTCTAGAAGAGTTTAATAGTATGCTTGGCTAGCGTATAATCCCAAAGGTTATAGAGAGTAAGAATGACTACATGTTTGCTGCGCAAATAAAGGATGTACAAAGCGATGTGTTCAAAGGTGTATCCAAAAAAGATTTTGGCACTGTTAGTTATGAACTCGTGTATATAGATTTGATCGGCGATGGATCACAATTAGTAGGGGACGGTATAACTCATAACACAATAACCAGTAAGTTAAGTTTACCAAATTGGAATTTTAATTATACTGGTAGCGAAGGCGATAATATATATTCTGTATTACATGATTATAGTGTATATAGTAATCCTATGTATTCTAATCCAAAAGTATCGTATAATTTAAAATCATTAAGAGACGGAGAAACTTATCGATACGGAATTGTATTATACAATTCAAATGGAGAGTCAAGTGGGGTAATATATTTGGATGATGTTACCATAAAAAGAGATAGGCCTACATTTAAAATTGGATCTGGATACGAATTAATAATTACTCCAGTAGGAATAAAATGGACATTTGAAAAGTTTCCAGAAGGTACCGCTGCTTATGAAATAGTAAGATGCCGCAGAACAGAAGCAGATATGCGAAGTATTTCACAAGGCGTTTTATCTAGACCTGTAAAGAGATATAAGTGGCAAAATGATTCTGTAGATGACAATTATCCTTATACTCCAACTGGATTTGTTACCCTTTAGAATTTTGTATTTACACAAGATTATTGGGATAGACCTACTAGCGAACATAAAATATTATATCATTCTGACAACTTAGATAATAAGACCTTATTTTAGTTTATATCTCCAGAAGCGTGTTATAATCCAGATGCAATAAACGGAATAACAAAAGATACGGATATAAATTTAAGCGTAATTACAGCATTATATTAGCCGTTAAATAAAACAAACAGTGTTAATATAACCAACTATACTATTTCTGGATATTATCACGCTGCATATAATAATGCATTACTCCAGTACGAATCCACTAATATTGGAGATCGCCAAATACCGGTGATAGGTTTTGCTACAGGCGGATATTATGATATAGATGGCAAATTCAGTCATAATGAAAACCCGTATGGATCTGCATTTTATAGAGTAGATGGAGGAAACAGAGGTGACAGATGGTCTTATATTCCGGCTACAGATAAAAGTTTAGATTTAGTTGATCCTGTTTATTTAGATTGGGATGATGTAAAAAGTATAAAAGAAAGATCGTTTGCATATATAAAACTATATGCAACTACTGCTGCAGGAACTCCGCTTACTAATAATTCAAATAAATATGAAATACATTCTTGTAAGACTGTAAGTTCGTTATAGTGGAATGAAATATGGAACGGGAAAACATCAAGTAACTCTGCAAATAATACATATGAGGATCATATAACTATTGTTGGAACTAGCGAATATAACAACGCAATAGTAGGACCATGGTATGGAGAAAATATAAAAGTACAAGATAAAGGCGAAGGTGTACTTCCAGTTGATACTGATTTTGAACCAGTCTTTAGTACTGAGGCTAATAATAAGATAGATTATCAAAATAGTGATTTTATATTTTCGGCATCCGGTGGCGATTGCGCAATTATTAATACCGGCAGTGAATTAAATCTTATAAAATACGAAGATCTCCCTATAAATTATTTAAAATCCCGCATGGAGTCGGATTAGTTTTTGTACACTTATTTGTGTAATATAACAAAAGAAACTATTCCTTATGGTGGAACTTCAGATAGCGCTATAAAAAATAGTGTATATTATAGTTACGGTGACTATAACAATAGTACAAATAATACGTTTGTTACTTTTAATGGAGACACTTTTATAGAACCGTTTGAATACGTTAGTATGCACAAAATATATTACTCCGTCGCAGGAGATACTGTACCTTCTCATATGATATGCTATTCTATTCCAGTAGAAACTAGTATGAATCTAACATATTCTTACGGATACGGATTTAGTTAGAATTATGCACAAAATCCTAATATATCCAACATACAATCTCAGCCTTCTAGTGTACTTGGTATATACAATCAAAGTAAACCTTTATATGCATATAACAATGTATATAGTACAAACGGTACGTCTAGATTATTTGCTGCTGCAGAAGATGAAGATTCAAATGCACAAGCTCATATGGATTACCGCGTAATGCACTCTAATCTTAAATCTAACGGTGAATATATAGACAGTTGGTTAAAGTATCAGCCTGCTAATTATATCGACGTAGATAGCAAATATGGAGAGATTACACATCTTAGGAAGTTTAATAATAAGCTGTTCTTCTGGCAAGATCAAGCTACGGGTTTGCTCAGTGTAAATGAACGTACACAGATAACAGACGAGTCTAATCTTCCGTTAATACTCGGCAACGGTGGTGTACTTGATAGATATGACTATATAGACGACACTGCTGGTATGAAGAAAGAGTAGTACTGTGATACAATGTCTGACAAAGCATTATACTGGTATGACGACCACAACAACGAGATAAAGCGTGCAGCAGATGGTTCTGGATTAATGTCTCTTACTAAAGCATACGGTGTACAAAACACAATGCACACGTACGACGATAATAACAAGCCATGGATGTTCTACGATAAGAAGTACAACGAGGTTGTATTAGACCTAAGTGATACTATTAAACAGTCTATCGTATTCAACGAAAATATAAACGCGTTTACTTCTATATACGATGTAGGTTTCGACGGAGCTGTTACGTTTAAAGATGGTATATATCTATTAGATACTTATAAAGACGAGCCACTATTGTTAGGTAAATGGAACGAAGGTAACGTATCAAACTTCGACGGTAAGATAAACACATATATCGAATATGTTGTAAATAAGAACCCTCTTGTCACTAAAGTATTTGACAACCAAGAAATAGTATCTAGTTATTTACCTGACATAGAAGGTCCAGATAAAGCTTGGTTTAGTGAGAATCATACATATAGCTGGAAAACCGATTTAAATGCCGCAGAAGACGTTTATTATCTACAGATGACCAATCGTGAAGGTAATTATAGATTCGCCATTCCTAGAGCAAATAATGCAGCATTTGGTAATCGTATAAGAGGTAAATACATGATATGCTCTATAGAAGATACAGCTCCTGAAGTTGATGCTTCTATATCGTACATTATAACTAAATTTAGAACATCATGGAGTTAAGATAGAGAAAAAGAATAAATAATACTTTACCTAAGTTTGATAGTGGCAGGCCTTCATGGTTATTTTCTAATCCTGGACTATCTTACGAATTGCCGCAACAATTAGATGATTTTGGTTTTGAAATAGATAATTCACCGCAAAGCTAGTTTTTTGACAACGATATAAATACTGCGCATTTTAACATAACAGGTAGGAATAAACCGTATTTATACGATGATTATCCAAATATAATGAATAGCATGTATAATACGCTTTCCCCTTATTTTAAAAAGATGCCGGAATCTATATAGCCACCTCAAGTGCAGTAGCAAAATGTACAGCAGCCTATCACCAATAATAACTAGATAATATATTCTACAACACCACGTATGATGTAGGGCGTTGATCCTGATAGTATACCTACTCAACCTACTGTACAGCGGGGAGTATATTAGCCACAACCTATAGAATCACTGTAGCTGCAACCTGTACAAAACGTAATTACTGTAAACAATAAAAATCTATACCACAGACCAGCCGGTTCTTAGCCGTCCACAATTCCTGCACAACCACAACCAAATAGCGTGACATCTCCTGCTCCAAATATGGAAATAACACTACCAGAAACACAAGTTATAGGACAAAAACCTATTTGGTAGGCTGCTGGATATGCATCTAAAATGGCATATGATTTAGATGTTGCTAAATATGGTAATACTAAATTAGGTAAAGAGTAGCATAAAGCATTAACTGGAGCTAAAGTTGCCTCTGTTGTTGGCGGTGTGACTAGTTTAGCACAAGGTTATTTAGGCCAACAATCAGCAGTAAAGAGTACAGAAGAACTTATGGCTAACGCTGGCACACAGAATAGATCTATAGGTGGTGTTGGATACGTAAGATAGAATTATGCTAACGATTCTGAAGTATTGTCGAACTTAGATAAGTCTGGTCTTTCTAGTACAATAGGAGGTGTAGCATCAGGTGCTAGTGCTGGAGCAGCATTTGGGCCTTGGGGAGCTGCAATAGGAGGTGTAGTTGGCGGTATAACAGGTTTATTAGGGTGGAGTACAAGTAAGAGTGCTCAACGCAAACGTTTAAACAACGCTAGACAGCTCACAAGTAGAATTAATACAGGTAACCAAGCTGGTGCTATGACAACAGCTTTACAACAAGATTATTACTCTCAGTACGGTAATACCAACGGTGGTGTACTGTACGCTAATAAAGGTAAAGATATAAAGAAGATAGAATTATGATGAAATTATGGACACCAGCCGGACTTACCGTTGCGCCAGACTCAAATAAAAGAGGACTAGTTGGGTTTGGAGAAGTTTTGTATGATTACGGAACTAAACAAAGTCAAACAGTATTAGATGGTCAAAAAGGTAAAGATACGGTGCCAACTAATATTGGCGAAGATGGCATGTATGCGCATGGATATGATCCTTAGCTGGAAGATTACGATAATAGAACTGCTATAGCCGGAAATAATGTAGATATAACTACAGGAAGAACGTTTGCAGAACAAGCATCGGAAGTAGATTTCAAACGTAAATTATTAGAACAGCAACACGAAAAAGCTCAAGATAAGATACAAAAATCTGCAAAATATGATTTTCTTGCAAAACAAACTGCAAACAAAAACAGTGAAGAATTTTAGAAGGCTGATAGTAAGCTTGCAGGAGAAATAGAAAATATATTAGATAGGCAAGCAGAACAAAGATAGTATACAGAAACTCAAACCAACAAGTTTGCTGGAGGTAAAATGTCTGCTTTCAATCGCTTATTCCCAACGATGGCGAGCGCTACTATGGGACTTGCACAACTTGCACATTGGGGTACTAATCCGATACAATATCATAGTACATACGCAGCCAATCCATATGGTACACGAGCTCTGAATGAACTTAATCAGCTTAGATATAATCCATATCCTGATATACAAGCTTCTTCAGATGCAGAACGTAGAGCTGCTTATGCTAATAGTCAAGCTGGAGGTATGACAGGTGGCCAACGATATATGGGCCGTATAGGACTTGGAATCGGAGCTATGCGTAATGCAGCAAATATTTATTCCAACGCTCAACAACAGAATAATAATTATCGGACACAATATGCCAATGCTCTTCTGCGTGAAGGTAATAGTATTGCTTCTCGTAGACAGAATGCTAATCAACACGATTGGTCTGATTATGTTGCTGCGCATGGAGCCAAGACTCGTGGTATAGAGCAAGCTGGTGCTAATATAGTAGGAGCTATTAATGGCGCGTTCTAGAACGAGTTTAAATACCGTACTTGGCAGGATACGCTTGATATGTATAGACAACAGCAATAGTTAGACATGTAGAGATTACAAGCAGATATTGATGCGAGTAAAGCTAGAACTACAACTAGTACTACTAGACCTATATACATTGGTTCTAGGTTCAACCCAGCTTTCACTTACACTCCTCTTCAATATAGTTTTAATGTAAACCCATTTAAACCAATAGGATAATGATATACGGACAAGATGCCCCAGTAGCAATTCCTGTAGCGGATTTGTATGATACTGGGATGATGCAAATGTATGTAAATGCTGTACGAGATTAGTACCAGCAAGGATTGAAGGATTATGAAAATTTTGTAGCCAAATATGGAGATTTTACTAGTCCTATAGCAAAAGATGTGGAATACTGGAATGATAAGGTAATGGGTCCAACAGTTAACCTTATAGATGCTTTATACGCACAAGGTATAGACCCAATGCGTAATCAAGAAGCCCGTTCAATGATTGAGAGATCGGTAAGAAACGTACCTTATGCATGGGTAAATAAAGCGAAACAACGTAAGGCTGCTGCAGAAGAGTATGTAAAAAACAGAGCTGCGCTTCAGCGTGCTGGCAAGTGGAGTCCTGAATTTGAATCTTATATACTTGGAGGTAAATCATTAGAGACATGGGATCCTGAAGTAGACGGAGATTGGACACGAACTTCTCCTACAGAATATGAAACACTGCAGTCGTTTGTACATCCTTCGTTTAAAGATATTAAACCTCACATGCTTACAGAAGAAGAAGTTAGGAGTAAAATAGATACTTATGATCCTAGATATGATTATAAAGGTATAACAAGAGCCGATATGGAACGTTCTATGCGATCTGCTTTACCTGGACTTATAGGTAATGAAAAGTATGGTTTCTTTAAAGATCAAGCACGTAAGGAGCTTATGTTAGAACACGCTGCCGATCCTAATTATACGCCTACCGATGCAGAAATAACTGAACGCTTTATTCAAAATGCCATTACTGCAGATGCGCAAGTTATGACACCATTTGATTATGAAGCCAATGATTGGGCTAAAATGGAATAGCAAAAACGTGATCAAATGGCATTAGACGATTATAGAACTAGTAATGATATGCGTGCGCATAAAGCAAATAAAGCAACTGATTATTATTATACTATGCTTGAAGGTGGCGCTGATACCAATGGCGACGGAGAAGTAAGTAGAGGTGAAGCTGCCGCATGGTCTAAAGCAGCTGCTGCAGGTGGCGGTAAAGGTAATAAAGATAAAAAATATTACAATGTGTTTGAAGATGCTAGGCAAGAAGGAAATAAATTTGCAAAGTATAAACACCAAATGTCCAATGAATTAAGAATAGATCCAATAAATGAAGGTGTAGAGTTTACTCCTGGAAAAACAGATCAAGACAATAGTGGTTATTCTGTACCTGCTGGAAAAGGGAATAATTTATTCTTTGAACATAGGAGTGTTTATTCTAAAACAAAACCAAAACGCATATTGTTAGATAATTAGGCGGAATATACATTTATACCTAGTGGTACAATCCACGCTCGTAAAGATAGAAACGGAAACTATCGCTACTTTATAAGCGGGCAATTAAGAAAAGGTAATGAATTAATACAACCAGAAGGAACTGATTACAATATTGTAGAAATGGAAGTAAAAGAAGGTTCCTACGATAGAAATTATATATATGCCAAATAAAAGATATAACTTTGGAGGTTTAATAAATCCGCTGGAAGAAGCTAAAAGAATAGCAGCCAGCGGAGCCTCCACACCCTTCAACATGTATGGAGGAGGCCCACTTGATCCTACAACGGGCACAGAATATGAGGATCCAATGAAGAAAGCTTCTCGTAAAGTGAAAGAAGCAGTAGAAAGATTTGATAAGAGACCTGTAGATAAAAGAATATCTGCAAAAGAAGCTCTTCCTAAGATGTATAGAGATTTTACGGAAAGCGACGAACTCGATCGTAAAGAAAAAGAAAAACTTGAATAGGAGGAGAGACAGGCCAGAAGAGATGCTGATAGAGCTTATGAAGATAAAATATTAAAAGAAGCAGAAAAGAAGGCAGGTATATCCGAATCTAATAGAGAAATGGATTATGCTCTATCTGCTGTGAATGGTGATATAGTAGAACAGCAAAGTTTCTTTAGGAAAATGCGCGATACTATTGGTGATCTCTTAGGTATGTCTACGTCTACACACGCATCTTCTGTAGCAGGTGATATAGAACAAAGGCAACAAGAGATACGCCAAGCAGAAGCGTTTAAACGGAAATAGGATTTGCAACGTCAATTAGAAACTCTTATACACGATAGGGATAATTATATAATCCCAAGTGAAGGTTCTAATAAAGATTTTCAAGAGCATATTAATTTCTACAACGGTCTTATAGAACAAATACAACAGCAATTACAAGATCCGGATTTAAATCAACTTTCAAATCTGTATATGGCAGATTATGTACAGAAAGAATCTGGATTATGGGATAGTATAGGTAACTGGATGCAAAAGACATATGGTAATACACTTGGTAGTCTTACTATATTACCGTCTCAAAAAGAAGCAGCTATTAAAAACCAGCACGATTATTATATAAACAAGCTTGCTTCTAGATATGATGAATTTGTAAATAATCGTCTTCAGAGTGATGAAAGCAATTAGTATAGGAATAATCAGTCTGGTAATATGCCAAATGGCCGGTATACAATAAACGACGTAACTGGAGAACAAACTGATAGGGATAAAGCTTTAGGCGAAATAAACAAGAAATACGATTCTAGAAATATTGCTGCAGACAAGTATATAAAAGACAGAGAGAAAGAAATATCTGCAGATCAAGAAGAATATACAGCAACATTAAAAGCAAATCAATGGTTAGATGATGTGTTTGCTGTATCTGATGAATATAAAACTGCAAAACAAGCATACCAAAGTGCTCCGTGGTACAATCCTGGATTCTGGTTTTACCAAGTACCAGGACTTATTGGTAGTTCCAATAGTTCTTATAACCAGGTGTTAGGTAATTTATTAGAATACGGAGGACTTGCTGCATCTGTGGCATTAGCCCCAGTATCTGGAGGTGCGTCTCTTGCTGCATATACAACTGGTGTAGTAGGAGCTACTCCATTTCAAGCAGCTGGTGTATTTGAGGAAAATAAAGCAGAAATAGATGAACGTAAGATAAAGACAATTGAAGATATATTGAAAGACCCGAGTGTTGTTGGAGAAAATTCTTATAACCGAGTTTTAAACAATCTTCATTTCAATGCTGTAGAATCTTTATTGGCAAAAGGATTTACCAGAGAACAAATTGCTGAAAGATACGGTAGTTATGAAAATACTCCATTGGGAGCTCAATGGATGCCAAATGATGAACAAAAGAGAAACCTTATCCAAGATTTTACTGCGGGCATAATTAATTCAAATGATCCAGCTTTACGTAAAGCTGATTTTGAATCTAGTAAAGGTTTACAAGCTCTATACGAGGCAAATAATCTACGTACTGGTGGAGAATTAGTTATACAAAAGGTATTGGAATTCCCACCAACTGGTGCGATGGCTAGAATGTTCCGAGGTATTGGTGTACGTACTTTAGACCGCATGGGTGAAAGAGTTGCCGCGAGACATCTACAAAATGAAATTGTCACGAATGAAGCTGGTCGAGTTACATCAAAAGTTGCGGGTAAAACTGCGGAAACAACTGCAGAAAAAGCAGCTTCTACAGTAGATAGATATTCCAACGGTTTTAGAAAAGAAACTCCGTCAGGAGCATTTGGCAGTGGATTCAAAGCTGGCGCGTCTGCAGCGGCAATGGCAGGTCATGGTATAGCAGGTACTACTATAGCTGGTATTGCAGCTGGTACAGCGAATGCAGCTTTAAATATAGCCAAACGAGCACTTAAACCGTCGCAAAGAGCTTTTATTGATAAGTTTGAAGAAACAATATTCAATAAATATCAACGGTTTTATGACAAGATTCTTGGTGATAAAGACTGGGCAAAACTCATGCTGTCGTATGGAGTAAAACAAGCTAAGAGTACTGCTATAGGTGCAGCACAAGAAGGTGCTGAAGAGGCCGTACAATATATGAACAGCTTGGAAGATTATGCTTCTAAATACGGTTTCGACGGTATGAACTTATCGGATCTTATAGCAAACGATATTGTATAGGGCAATGAAGTAGCAAACGCGTATCTCAGCTTGCTTGGTTTAAGCCATTCTGAATTTAAAAATGACGCAGATTTCTGGCAAAATTATCAAGGTGGTGCCGTATTGGGCGGTGCAAAGATAGGTTCATTACGAGTTCCATTTACTGGTATAAATGGTCTGTATAAAGATATACGTACACAAGATATACTTGCTCACGCTGCTGAATATAACCGCGAAGCAGATAAAATAAGTAGAGCTTCTTATAGAAGTATGGCTTCGGAGATGATGAACGGTCGCGCCCAATCTGTACACAATGTATTAGATAATATGGAGAAGCAGGATTCTCGTAGAGAGGATCCTCAATACACTCAAGAAGCATGGGATGCTCAAAAGAAAGCAGCAAGAGGTATAGAACAACTTGTAAAGAATAAGGATATAAGGACACAGCTTGAGAAGAAAGGTATACAATTTGGCACTACTAAATATGCTACGGCTATTGCTGACATCTATACACTGCAGCAACAAAGTAGAGAAAATACCGATGCTCATAATAGAATGGCACAAGAAATAAATAGTGCGTATCTATCAGAAGATTTCTCCGCTGCAGTAGAAGAAAGAGTAAAAGAGTTTAACGACGATCCTCTTGGAAAAAGATCTAAGTACGAAGCTAGAAAAGAGATAGCAAGAAAAGCTAGAGAAGCAGAATTGGCTAGAGCAAAGGAAGCTGAAGAAGATGTTGAGAGCGCAGAATTTAAGGCGCATCTGGATCTTATAGAAAAGGAAGCCTTTGATAATTCTGACCAAACTGTAGAAGACAACGTACGAAATAATTTAAGAATCCGTGCGAGATATGAAAATAAACTGTTGGGTTTATTAAAAGTAAAAGGACAACAGAATACAATCGAAGATTGGTATAATATTGTTGCTGAATTTACGGGATTAAAAGCATTACGTCCAGATGCACGAACAATTCGCGATAATATCGAAAAGCAGATAAAAGAAACAAAAGCTGCTCTTCATAAAATGGATAGTTCGTTTGACGAGAGCATGTCAGACGGAGACGTAATAAATTGGATAAACAACGACGAAGACTATATAGGTGTAGACAGCGAGAATATACAACAATTAGAGTCTGCTTTATCTATGGTTGGAGCAGAAAGCGCTGTTACTGAAAAATATATATCTACGTTGTGGGAAGATAATGACAGATATTCTAGAAAGATAGATGCCATTATAAAAGCAGAAGATGATAATGCTAGGCTTGACACTATGATTAATGATGTATACGCCGGTGACGTCGTTACGCATCTTTATGACGTGTTTAATCAAGAAGATAAAGAAGCAGCAAAGCAAAGGAAAAAAGAAGCTTTAGAAAAAGCTAGGGCAGCGTCTGTGGAAGCTCCGTCTATAGGCGAGGAATTATAGACTGCGGAAACAGTAAAATCTACAGAATAGAAGGCTAAAGCTGTTACAGGTAAACTAGCAAAGAACAAAGCAGCATACGAAGCTAAAAAGCAAAAGGCTCGGGATGCATACAATCGTAGAAAGAATAGGTATAACAAATCCAGACGTGGAAGGTTATCATCTACAATACCGTTTGAGAATTTAATTGTTTCTTCTGTGAATACTCTTATTTCAAAAGCAGAAATGGGTGTATATAAGATGGAGCAACTTGTAAATGATGCTATAGATGTGTATGAAGATCTTTCTATAGACGATATAATACCTATACTCAAATAGCAGTATATAAAAGCATTAGCTAAGTATCAATATAAGAACCCTACAATACTAGCCAATATGTCTACGGTAGAAGAAGTACTCAATTATGCTATAAGAAAAGTTGTCAAGCGACCTTATATAGCGCCTTCTTCACAAGCAATGCGGGCAAGTAAATACGTTTAGAAAAAATTAGAATAGAGCCGCTCTAAGATAATACAAACAGTGTCGTCTTATTATGACACGTTTGTAGACAATAATGGAAATATAGAAATATATCCGAATATATCTCAAATACGGCTAGATGAACAAAATACTTCTAGAAAAGCATTGTTTGACAATATTGTATCTAAACTACAGGCAGCTAATACATCAGATGAGACATTTAGAGCTGAGTTAAAAGCTATAACAAAAGACCAAGCAGGGTTCCCGGTTGATGAATATGTAAAATACAGAAATATAGATGGAGTAATAGAGGCTATTGCTAGAAACTCTATAATGTGGAGCAGTAACGAATACATAGACGATGGTAAAACTATAGCTCATATCGTAAGTAATGTATTTGCTAATGAGCGTCCAGAGTAGATAGGAAATACTTCTGATTACAATTTGTTTATATCTGCGTTGATTGATATAAAAAATCAGTTGGAAGCTCAAGGATATTCTCTTATAGATTCTAATAATACAATATACGGTACTGATCTTGAAGGTAATAAAATATCAGCTACAGTAGATGTAATATATATAAATAATAAGACTGGCGATTTATATGTAATAGATGTAAAATCTTCATATATGTCCACTATTTATGGATGGGATAGGCCCGTATCTTAGAAATATGGCATCATGACTACTGTAGGAGAATCTCTTACACAGAACGCTAGACAGATTGATGATATATTATCCACTGGAGAATTTCAATTTACTGTAGAAAGGTTTGGTGTACTGCCAGTATTGTGGTCTGGTAGACGTAGCGGACATATTAAGCTTGATAATCCAATAATACCAATATCTACTAGATTCCAAGAAAGAACCGCTTTAGAAAAAGCTTCGTTAGAAGAGTACAAAAATAAAGCGCAAAATATTATAAACGATATAAATCAGCTACGGAGAGAATATAATTATATCATAGGTGAATTGAGAGCATACGATAAAGATATCAATTTACCAATACAAGATGTTTCAGAATTAGTAGAGTAGTCAGATAAGGAATCTTATCAGGTTTATATACAGACTATCGCACAACAATACGACGATCTGGTAGAAGAAGTAAATGAGCTACGTGACAAATTATATAGTCATATAAATGAAGAACAGTTAATGTGGCATGAAATAAACATGCAACAAGAACCTGTTCAAGTAGATCAAACACAAGAAGATTTACTCGTAAGACTCACAGATGCTTGTACTGAATTGGATAATATGCTTGATTTAGTTCCTGTAAAACGTGTTACTACGCAAACAGATAAAGAAAACGTAAAGAAATTATATCAAGCTATATTTGATGCTCAAGTTGCTCTTAATGATTATATAGAACACGATCCATCTAACACAATAGATATTACACGAGAAGAGGAGCTTATAGCTTCCGCTATGGAAAGACTTGCTGAAAGTAATGAGAACTTCGGTCGTCTTAATATCTTTGTAAAGAGATGGTGGCTTAATAATTTCTCTAAAGGTGTAACAGATAATACGTCGGAATTGATTAGCGGAGACTTCTATAAATTCCAAGCATACAGAACCAAAATACAAAGTTGGATACAGACTTTACAACAACATGTATTAGAGGATCTCGATAATCATCCGTTGTTACAAGAATGGTATAGTAGTCTTTTAAATAACTATTTCTCTGTATTGCTTGATAACTTCGAACAACTTACTTCTAAGATAGAAGATCCGGCTGCAAAATTATACGCACAAGATTTAATTCAAGACGGTAGAGACCTTATTGAATATTTCAATAATGAATGGCCAACTTCTCCAGATAGTCAGTTACAAGGACCTCCGCAAAACGAGGAGGAAACTATTAACCAAATGCCTGTTAGATGGAAGGATCATTATAATATGTCTGAATCTCATAGTCCAGCATTTGATGTAATGCGAGATCAAAGAAAGGCATACTGGCACGTTTCCCAGAAACCAGACTTCTTGGAGAGTTATGTAATAGGGCCTGCTGAGATAAACAACGATCCACAACATAAACCAGTATTTACATTATTTGTGGACGGTAGAGATGGAAAAGTTAAACTTCACTTCTAGTATTGGGATAAACAAGAAAACAGAAAGAAGTTCGGAGATCTGCCATTTGAAATAGATATAAATGCTGCGCAAGGGCATGCTACACAAGATCAAATAGATTGGTTTAAACATGTTAATAGAGCGAATAAAAGGTTTACAGATAAAGTAAAGGCGGCTCTTGAATATGTAAAGAAACATCCGGGTAAAAAGCTGTCATTCCGACTTACTTTAAATAAAGGTACTATAGAATACGAAAGAACACCACATAATGTGTTCGAATGGTTATTTACTGGAGATAAAAACGGTAAAGATATGTATACAATAAGACTGTCCAGACAAGGACGTCTCGGTATAACTAAATTTACTGTAGATAAAGTAAATGACAGAATATTCTATGATGTATTCAGTGGAGAAGATTTAAGTCAAAGAATAGGTTCTCTTGATGATACGTTTAGAAAACAACACACTAGGCTGCAAAGCGGTATGATAGTGTATTTCTACGATATGGGAGACGGACAAACTATTCCAATTCCTATTGTATCTGCACCTATTGGTCAAATTGGCGCTTAGCAAATAGTAAGTCTACTTAAGCAATATGCTAGAGGTAATCGTTATGACGCTCAAGGATTTGATATAATGGAACTCCTTAAGATGCGCTTGCATTTTATGGATCCTACAAAAAAGCTGTCAGAATTTAATAAGATAAACAACACTGTATTTAGTATAAATGGTACTAAAATACAAATTGGTACCACTACATACGATGTATTTAATGACGAGACTGCTTTACTGCAAAAACTTGCTTCTATGTCAAGTACAGTAAACGCTGAGTTGTTAAACGAAAACATGGCGTTTACGCAGCATCCCATAATGTCGCGTGTAAGGCAGATGTTTATAAATGATGCGAAATTAAATTCCATAACTCTTTCTAACGGATTTGTATTAGATCGTGACGATTTTGAACATGATAACGCAGATGGTACTTCGGGTTCTACTTGGCTTGGACACCTAATGCGCAAAGGTTTACTGTTTACTACTGCAAAAAGTACTGGTTATAAGCAGTTAAATATACACGATGTTAAAATAGTAAACGAAAATGACGATCAACCAATACAACAGCAAGACTTTGAAAAACGCGAATCTGGAAGAAGACGCGCAGCTAAAAGCGATTGGTTGAAGAATGCTGCTGGCCTAGGTCTTTCTGATAAACTGTTTATGACTGTTCCTATGGAGGAACTTGAAACAAATAGAACTCAAGCGGAAAAGGACGCATTTACAGAATTTGCAAAAGCTTACTTTAAACAAGTTTTAGGAATAGATGAATATCAATCTGTAGAAGATGCCATATTAAAGAAAATGCCAAACGGCATGGCTGCAATTGGCGCCACAACAAGTACTCTTATAGCACTGTCTACATATGCTCCATATACAGCTGTGTACCACGAAGCCTTCCATAAAGTAATGGAATTACTTATGCCTGCTGATGTGCGTAATGAATTCTATACTATATATAGGAATCACAACGGACAAAATCTTTCCGAAAGGCAAGTAGCAGAAGGATTAGCTGATATGTTTGTAGATTATACAGAAAGAATGGTCAACTATAAAAAATTAGGATGGGCTAAGAAAATATTAAAATTCTATGAACCTTTAAGAGCACTATATAATTTATCTAGAAAATCTGGCTTCTTCAATACGGTTAAGTTTATTACTATGTATCGTAATATGAATGCTGGTAAATTTAAAACTAATGAAGTAAGTGAAGAAAACAAACAGAGATTTAAAGAGAAGTTCAATGATGTACTGTATTATACAGTAAAGAACTACGATACTGGAGATACTGCAGATTTTGTAAATATAGCTGATTCTAGTGATCTTAATGAAGCGATTAATGCTCTTGAATATTATGTACTTGAGGATCTTAGAATGAATGTAATAGATCCTGATTTTGATGCATATAATAAAGTAGCAAAACATTGGAATAAACTTCCTGATTATTTGTCTCCAGAAACGCTTGCTGATCTTACAGGTAAAGATATACCGGATGATGAACTTATACTTTCCGACTTAGTATTCCGTGAAATATTCGAACCGGAGTATCAAGAATTAGAAGGTAAAAAAGGCAAAAGAACAGTAAAGAGTTATCCTAAATTTGCAGTAATAAGTAAGAAGTTAGCAGATGCTGTAGCTGCTAGATTATCTGATTATGATGGTAGAATAAAAGATTTACCTGAAGATGAGGATGAAGATGAAAGAATATAGAAGCAAAATATTGATAAATATGATAGAGCTTCTTACGAATTTAGAAAGATCGATAGTGCTACAAAACGTGCAAAACTCTTCTTTGCAACAGTTCCATACCATGTGTGGTCAGAAGATGGTAAATCTATAGAACTTGATTATACCAGAAATAAGTATAATTGTCCTGTGTTAATGCCTCTTACAGAAGTATATAACAGAATAGTAAATGATCTGCACTATATTAAGAACCATTTCGAACTTTTGGCCGAACTTGAAAAGAAAGCAGAAACAAGTCCTATGTATAAGTATGTATATCAAAGATATAAAGCTTTGATGGACGAAGTTTACTAGTACGACGATAATAAAAACATAATCGGTATAAATTACGATAAAGAGGCGTTGGCTTTACAAATAGCGCAAACTGTTAGCAGCCAAAAGGTTAATTTTATTATAGCTAAATCTAAGAATCTTAACGATTTAGGTAAAGAGGTTACTATTATCAATTCGTCTGAAAATAGAGATGAACGTTCTTATCCAAAACAATGGACTTAGAATCTTTTATCTGGACTTACTTCTGTATTTGAAAGAACTACCAAAGATGGAAATTACGTATTAACAAAGCGCGCACAGGGTGCAAATAATACAGATATATTCCATAGAGCAGGTGCGTTCTTCAATAATCTTAGGGAAGTATTTTCAAATTCCGCTGATGAATTTACATTTAACGGACAAGCTTGTAATAAATTATCGTACCAAGATATAGAACTAGTAAAGTATAGTATCGTAAATACCTTAAACACTCTAGGTATAACAATGTCAAAAGAAGCGTTTGATTATATGTTAGAAAAAGAGTGCCAAGGAATAGACGGAGAAGCTCTTGGTAGATTTTTTACTAGATCTAGTCAGTATGATTCTATGCAGAGCTTTATAAATATGCTCAACGGTTTTGTTTATTAGAACGGTGATGTAAATCAAGAAGCGGTTAAACAAGCATACATAGACAAAGGATTTGTTTCACTTCTGGCTAAGTATCAAGGTGCGTACCAAAGAATTTCTGTAGACCAAAGTGCTCTTGCTTTAAACGGTAAGAAGTATTATACTGTTACTCAAGATAATACAATCAGTTATATAACTAATTTATTATCTCAAGGTAATATACAAGACCCGTTTATACAGCGTCTTATGAATTTCTCATACGTATACGACAAGCGTACAAAACAGGGTTCTATAATACAAAGAGCTATAGCATCTGGAGAAAAGCCAAATCTTTCTTGTGCTACCTATATCGGCTTTAAGACAGATAATAGAGGTGACCAAGGTAATGAATATTCGGATGAAGCTACTGTAGAAGATTTCATGGCTAAGGCTTCTATGCTTCAGCAAGGTTATTTAGTTCCACCCACATTAGCAGATAAGGGTACGTTCACTATAATTGGTGGTGTTAAGATACCTGGAATGCAATTATCTTATTCCAAAAACAGTAAAGGTAATAAAGTGTGGAGTGTACAAAATGCACCCACTATAATGCAGATCGGAGATAATTATTATATACGTCCACCACAGTCTGTCTTAAGCTAGTTTATAGAATACGCAAATACCGAAAGGTTGGCTATACAACAATGTATGGAGGATCTTGGTTATGGAGAAATTGATGGATATGAAAAGCAAGGCCGCAGAAAGCTTAAGGAGAATGAGAAGATTAAGAATTATCATACTTCTAGAAAAGATGGGGTAGAGCCAAACGGAACTCGGTTCTTGTCTCTTACACAAATAGTAGTAAAAGAAGGAGATAAATTAGTTACGTATAACCTCAATGATCCTAGAATGTCTTCTAATGATTTACTTAAACTTGCAAATGAAAAGTTCTTTAGTAAATCTCTGTAGGAACAAGAAGATATAATGGCTTATACTTTAACAATACAAACAGATAACGCTATCGAATTTGCACTAAACCACGGAATAATAGAGCGCATATCTCAAGAAAAAGTAGGAACAGGTGAAGTAATATCTAAGGATGATAAGAGAATCTTAAATCTTTCTTCTAAACATCTTAATTAGTTACAAATAAATGCGGTAGGAGATGCTATATTGGCGTCTATGCCAGAGTGGGCTAATACGAAAATGGGTCCTTAGAGGACATTATATGAGAATTTATGTAAATCAATGGCTATAGCAGCTATACTTGGTGATATACAAAACCGTTCGATAATATCGTCACAAGAATGCTTGCGTAATTTCATAGGTCATCCGGCTATGTTTAAAGTGGATTATGATATAAAAGCCGGTAAGATTAAAGATAGCACATATGATATACAAAAACGTATTGGTGGTCTTATATCTACTGGTGACAATAACATGACCAACATACCTGGGTTCCCACGTAGTTATAGATGCGCAGAATGTAAAGATTATGAAGTAGGCTCTACGTCACAAATAGCATCTAGACTCGATGAGTTATTTGAGAATGGCGCAATAAGAGAAGCTTATGCTTTAGCTACAAATGATTGGTCTACTGCGTATGAATCCGACATAAATGATATTAAAAATACCACGTTAGATCACGTAAAAGCAAAGATAAACAAGGCTATAGAAAGAGCAAAAACGTTTGCTTCAGCATATAAGGAAGGTATAAATGTAGCAGATGGTGCTGCATATATAACTGCAGATATGTGTAAGAACTTACTTAGAATGCGCGGTGCTTTTAATGGTGAGGTAGAAGAGGCGTTTAATATCTTAACAGGCGATCAAGCTTATTCTTGGATGGATAAGAAGGAAGCATATAATAAGATATATGACGCTGTTAATATTGTTACTACAAAGTATACTGCTTATGGTTTCCGTACGCACACTCTTAATGGCGATGGTGTATCTGATGTAGCTGTTCCTTATTACAACAAGTTTGCATTATTCCCACTATTCGACTGTATTGCTACTGGTCCTATGAAGGGTATATACGACAAGATGCGTAATGAAAAAGTAGATATGCTGCTTATGGATTCTGCAGTAAAACTTGGTTCTCAAGGAGCTGTAAAATTTGATGGAGAATCTATAAATGAGCCGTTTAATGTATATGAACAAGATTTTGGGTTCTTACGTAGACAGCTTAATACTGATCCTGAAGAAGGCGATACTATAGCTGTAGGTACTCAGATGATTAAGATAGGTTTATCTAATCTACGCCTTCTTAGACCAAATTATATGTTTAATGGATCTGACGAAGAAGTAGATGGTCAAACACTCCTATATCGCTTTATGGGCAGTATTAAAGCTCTGAGCGAAATTGGCGAACAAGAACTTACAGAAATGTTCATGACAAATGGAGTGGTAGACGCGAATAAACTTGCCGATTACTTACAAGATCAATTAACCAGTAGAAATGCAAACAAAGCTCTTATAGAGGCTATTAGAGTCGAGAACGGAGAACTTGTAGCTCCTCTTGCTTCTACTCCAGATGCAACATGGATTGAGAGTATTGTTATATCTACAGTAAATAAACATGTAATTGATATTACCACTCCAGGTAGTTCATTTATACAGAGATCTGTATTTGCTACAGAAAATACCAGAAAAGATGGAGAAGGACATATACAAGGTGATGAAAAGCTTCAAATGATTAATGAAGAGGGCAGTATGGATGCTAAAATTAGTATAGACTATTTTGAATCTATACTTCCTGAAGGATTATCATTTAATGAAGCTAGACAATGGCTTATCGATAATGGTATAATCGGTCCTAATGCTCATGCTAATACTATTGGTTATCGTATTCCTACGCAGGCACAATCATCTATACACGCTCTTAGGTTTATTGATGTAATACCTGCTGTAAAATCAACTATAGTATTACCAGAAGAATTTACTAAGATTACTGGTTCTGACTTTGATATAGACCACCTTTATCTTATGTCTTATAACTATAAGAAGGGTGAAGGCGGTAAATTAACAAATAAATTTGATTCGCAAACTGAAGCTAAGAAATATCATCAGAATATGATAATGGATTGCATGATGACTCTACTTAAAGATACGGAGAATTCTACTCATTCGTTATACAAATCTATTGATAATGATACAGACTTGGCTAAAGATGTTGCAGATAAAATACCAGTATTCGGTTCTAATAAACACAAGGCATTTAATTTCGGTGCGCTTACAGAACAAGTAGAACGTAAAAACGACTATATAACAGGTAAGAAGGGTATTGGTCCATTTGCATTAAATGTGACTAATTAGATACTTACTTATTTGTATAATATACAATTCAAAGATACTAAATTCTGTAAAGAAACCGGAATATGGAAATTGGATCATCTTGAAGATTGGGACGATAATTCTATACAGGCGTGGCTTGGTGCATTTATTAATGGTCACGTAGATATTGTGAAAGATCCTTGGGTATCTAAGCTAAACGTTAATCCGTTTACGTACAACATGCTTAATTTATTGCTACGTAGTGGATTTGGTGAAGTTGCTCTTTGGTTCTTATCTCAACCTATTATTAGAGATATGGCTGCAGCTAGCGATAATGCTCAAAGCCAATTCTTAAGAGATCCAAATAAAGATGGATCTGTATGGAAAGCTAGAGAAAAAGCAATATTGGAAGCAGTTAAGAAGTATGTTCCAGAGTCAAGGCTTACACCAGAATATATAAATGAATTCTTAAACTAGAAGGATCCTACAAGAAGAATAAACGCTGTTAATTTCTTGAAAGAAAATATACATATATTAGAAAAAATAGTAACAGGAGAACAGGCGAATTTCGGTAAAGAATCGCTTTATGATTATGCATAGGCTTAGGAAATGGTATTCTTTGCTTGGAAGGCTCTTGAGAAATATGCAGCTGCTCTTGGTGCATTTGTGCAGCATACTAAGATTGATACTAGAAAGCACGGTAAATCTCTTATAGAGATAGCTAATTATATGGATGGTTATAATAAAATATTTCATCCGCAAGGAGCCGATAGGCAAAGTAGCTTGTGGGATCTCAATTCACTTGATCATTTTGCAAGGCATTCTTGGCTTGAACAAAAGACTAGAGCTGCTATTTCATGGCCGTTCAAAATATTACACGGATAGACGTTTAATGGTAATGAATCGTTCATGAGGATGTGTATAAGTATATGCAGAACATTAGTTGGTAAAAACGGAACTATATCTACAGACCTTCTGCAATTAATAAGTAGGCATATGCAAACTAAGATTAAATCTAAATACTTCTTAGATTATGCTAGAAATTATTTACAGATGTCCGATGAAGATATAACAGGTCTATTTGTTGGTGATTTTACTATAGCAAAACGACTTAATAATCTAAAATATGCCATTCAACATTTTGAACAATATAATCGTTTGGCGAACAATAGATTACTGAATCAAATAATGCCAGTAAATTAGTCAGAGCCTATAACAGTTACTGATGAAAAGAAGAAGTAGGATACTATAGAAAGGCCACAGTTTATAACTGTACTTGATAATGTAGATTCTAGTAGAATAAATTCAGATGATCTCATTGATGGTTGGGTTGACTTACTAAATGATTCAGATAAGAATGTAAAGAAGTTTGCTAGAGATCTTATAGTATACGCGTTCTTAACGTCTGGTGAATTTAAAGGCTGGAATAAACTATTCAAGTATGTGCCACCACAGTGGTTACGTGGTCAGATAGATACTGATTTCAAACCTTATTCTAAGTTTGTAAAAGAAGAACTACTAAGTACGTTTGCATCTTCTGAGGATGACATTGATGAAATAGTATCTAACAACGATACTGATTTTAAGATTGTCAGAACAGTGAAGGACAAAGATGAAAACGGTAATAAGAATTTTGTTGCTAAGACACATCTTGTTCTTATTGGTAGACAACGTACTAAGAAGGAGGATATAGATGAACTTCCTGTATATATTTCAGTAGATAACCCAATGGAGTCTAATAGAAATAGAAACGGAAAGAATCTGTTTAAGCTTGTTGATACGTATCATGGGTATCCTATATACATGCGTATGAGGCATAAAGGTTACCATTATGGTAATACTGATATATATGAATACGGATGGACATTCGAATATCTTGAGAACGGTTTAAGACAATCTAGATTGACAGATTATCAAAGTATGTATGAAAAAGCTCAACGATATATAGATTCTCTTGATAATCATGCTGTAGACGAATTCGAACAGAATCCTGAAGAAGTAGCGGGTGCTATAATAAAAGCTGCGTTGTATTCTGAAGATAATACAGTAGAAGCAGACCAAGTTCTTACTCCTCAAGAAATAGCAGAACAAGAAATGCCGAATGAAGAAGGTGAATACGAATGGGAATACCTTGAAGATTCTGGTATAAGTGGTTTGTTTGAAAGTGTAGATAATCCTGCAACCTATAGTATGCAATCGGGCGGAGCTATTGGAGCAGATAGTATATGGGGTGATATTGCATCTGAATTTGGAATTACCGATCAAAGTCATTGGTATAGTGGTGAAAGATCGGAACATAACGCGCCAAGAGGAAATAAGAAAATTTCTGATGAAGATTATGAAGAAGGTCGACACAAGGTAGCGTAGGCCGCCAGAATGAATTGGGGTTATCAATATGATACCATGAAAGATGACAGATTGATTCGTAATTGGGCTCAAGTTAAATATGCCGATGCCATATTTGCTATAGGTCATATTGTAGGAAAAGGCGAACGTGTATTCCCAAATCAGCAAAATGACACGAGAGTTGCGTCTACTACAGTAGTACAAGGTGGTACTGGTTATGCAGTAGGCATGGCTATACTTGAAGGTAAGCCTGCGTATGTATTTGATCAAGAACGTGGTAAATGGGCTGCGAATATAAATGGTCAGTGGTAGTGGCTTGACGAAGTTCCTACGCTCACTAAGAATTTTGCAGGTATTGGCACTAGAAATATAAACGATGCTGGTAAACAGGCTATTAGAGAGGTGTTTGAAAAAACATTTAAAAACAAATCTTTAGCTCCTGCGATTATAAATGAATCATATAACACTAAAGAACACGAACAATGTTAAATAACACATTATGATTTGCCCTAATATAAATATAAAAGAAGTAAAAGACGGCTTCAATGAAATAGTTGTAGCCTTAGGTGGCAAACCATTAACAGACGAAGAATTTAGATCCTCTGAGTTGAGAAATCAGCGTCAGGGGATCGACTTCGCTGCTATGGAAGCCACATATAAAGCGTACCATAGAAACAATGGTAACATGCTCGATTTAGCACCGAATGGGGAACATTCTGTGTTATTTGAGTCTTTGTTAGATTATTATGGTGGAAATAGAGCTAAAGCAATTGCTGCTAAATCTAAAGTATATTCTGACGAATTCTTTAACTGGTTTGGAAATTGGATAAACCCGGAGGAATCTTAGAGCAATGTGTCAAATAGTGCTATTACAAATGCTGTAATGGAGTTTTGTGACCGACTCGGTTTTCAAATTACTAAATAGGAAGATGCATAGGTGTTTGTAGATTTTGCTAGTAAAGTAATAACT